GGCGTGTCCTTCCTTGTTGCATGGGCGCGGTTTCGCACCTATACTCGTGCCCGCACCAGATGGTGTGGAACCACGTTTTTTCTTCCTTACACGTGTGAATGCGGTATGGAGCGGCAACCTGGCTCAGAGTAACGACTGAGCCGGGTTGCCGCTCTATTTTTGTGCCCTCAGCCAGGCCTCGAGGATACGGTCGGTGACTTCGAGTTCTGCGGCGGCGGCAGAGAGCGAATCAGGCGCGATGGTTAGGGCGACAGCGACCGCGTCGGGGGTGAGGAGCCAGCTGGCGGCGATCTGGTCAGCCTTACGTTCACGCTTGAGCGCGGCGATAGTGTCGAGGGGAGAATGGGTGTCACCCTGGGTGGCGTGGGCGAGCTCGTGGGCGAGGACGCAGCGGCGCTGCCGGTACAGGAGCCCGGGTGTGGTGATAATGGTGCGGGTCTGCTCGTCCCAGAGGGCGAGGGTCCCGGCAGGTGGTTGGGCATCAATGATGCGGATGCCCAGCTCAGCGGCATGGGCATCTGGGTCATATGTATTTACAGAAGTCATGAGTGAATCGGTTTTTGGGGATAGAAGGTATACCAGGGCTGACTAAAGCCCCTTCTCTTTTTCATGGGCAGTGGACGCCTTCAGGAAGATATCCGTGGGGCTCAGCCTAAGCGCTTCGCAAATCAGGTCCACTTCGTTGGTATTGAGAGGTGACGCGTCTTGGTTAATAGTGGTGCTCAAACGAGCCTTACTAATCCCCGTCATGTCTTCCAACATGCGCAAGCTTAGGCGTTGCCTCGCAACTTCGGCACGCAACTCCGCATTAAGAAGCTGACTAAAGCGATTTGCAGGGCCAGCGCCCTTGCGGTTTCCTTTTACGCTACTCATCCCAAGTCCTCAGTAATAATATCGTCCACAGGGTGTGCGGCAAGGCGGTAGCTGGCCTTGGCCGCGGTTTCAGCGCGGGCAAGAATCTGCGCCGCTAATTCCTTATCAGATGTTGAAGCAGTTTCAGCAGCTAGTTCCTTCTGCAATGTTGCTTCTGCACGGAAGCATACTTCGGCAGGGCTCAATCCAAGTGCTCTGCAGATGAGTTCAAATTCATTCGTATTAAGCGGGGAAGAATCGAGGTTCAACGTCAAGGAGAGACGATTGCGACTGACTCCTGTCAATTCCTCCAGTGCCCGTAGAGATAGCCGGCGGCGTGATTGTGCGGCACGGAGCTCCTCGTTCAGCAGTTGACTAAAGCGATTTGCGGGGCCGGTGCCCCTGCGGTTTCCTTTTACGCTACCCATCCCGAGTCCTCACTAACAACATCGTCCGCAGGGTGTGCCGCCAAAGCATATCCTGCCTGCTTTGCGGCTTCGGCACGCGCCAGAATCTGCGCAGCCAGCTGAGCATCAGCAAGAGGAGTGGTAGATTGTTCTCGCATTGCGGCATCTGCCGCAGAGATAATGACCGTCATGTCCACGTTGAGTGCGGTGCAGATGGTCATGAGGTCACGAACGGGGAGCGAGCCCTCTGACCGATAGACGGTTCTGCTGAGCTTGCTTTTTGAGATGCCAGTTTTTGCGGCGAGAGTCAATAGGTCTTCACCTCGCCGAACCATCCATACCTTGATTTCACGGTTCACCAAGTCGTTGAAGAGTTCTGCTTTGGATTGCATTATGCGCCCCAGCTTGAATCGTCGGTAATGACCTTATCTGCAGGGTGTGCGGCGAGTGCGTAATTATCCTTCGCCGCCGCCTCAGCGCGGGCAAGAATCTGAGCCGCCAGCTGAGCATCAGTAAGGGGAGCCGCCACTTGTTCTCGCACGGCGATTTTGCGCTCTGCCCGCTCAATGATCACAGAGAGAGGCTCACCGAGGGCATTCGCCAAGGCTTCCGCTTGGCTTAGCGACAGTGTAGAGGCATTGCGATACATCGTTTTTGAGATCACAGACTGACTCACGCCTGCCTCATCCTGCAGCTGCCTTTGAGAGAAGCCCCGACGTGCTGCGAGCGCTCTCAGTTCCTCGTGAATAGCGGCAATCAGTGCGGTGACTCTAGTTGTAGATTGTTGTCCCATACCTGCTAGGTTACCTCTAGGAAAAAATTTTTACCACAAAAACTTGATTATGAGTCTAATTGGGGTCATACTAGACATATCACCACAGGAAAGGAGGTGCACATGACCGAGACAGACAAGGCGCTCGCGGCCATCGGATACGCCATGCGTGGGCAGGGAAAAACCCAAGCAGAGCTCTCCGAAAAGCTAGGAAAATCGCAAAAATACGTCAGTCATGTCCTGCGAGGCAAGGCAGACCTGCGACTATCCGAGCTCGCAAAAATCTCCGACTGGCTAGGAGTCCCCGCCCATAGACTCCTGCAGGGTGAGACCACGCCCTAAAATTTTTACCCATGTGAGTCTAATTAGACTCATTCATAGAAAGGAACACGAAGATGCTAACCATCCCCCAAGACCACCTAGCGCTCTGGTCACCCGAAGAGCTTGCCGAAGCGCTCGGCGTGAAAGAGCAGACTCTCGCCGACTGGCGCAACGCCCGTACTGGCCCAGCCTTCATCCGCACCAGCAGGGGTCAGCGTGGCGGCAGGATCTACTACACCAGCCACGCCGTCATGGACTGGCTCCAGTCCCTACCCGTCACCCACACCACCAACTAAGGACTACACCAATGACCGCCAAGACCAAGCGCGACCGCGCAGCAGGCCGCCGGCACCGCCACACCGCAATCCAAACCATCAAGGACAACCACGAAGGCATCATCGACGACATCGCCAGAATCGACATCTCCATCGCCGAGCTGCATAACACAACCTGTTACCTCAACACCAGGCTTATCGTCTGGCACGACCGCCTCGAAGAACAGAACGACTACACCCGACAGAATGTCGCCCATGCCATGCAACGCGTCGCCAGGAACGAACGCAAGCAGGCCGAAGTTGAGAGCGCCGTCGGCATCCTCCAGGAGTCCAGCAAGGAACACCAGGCAGACATCGCCATCCTCAACCACACCAGCAAGGAGCACAAGGAGGCCATCGCCCAGCTCACCGCCTACGTCAACAAGGTGCACGGCAAGCAGGTCGCACTCAACCAGGAAATCAACCTCCTACAGGCAGAAGTAGACGACACCAATCGCCGCCTATTCCAGCTCGCCTGGATCAACCACGGAATCTGGTTCGCCGCAGCGCTCACCATCTTCATCCTCCTCATCACCACCCACTAAGGAACCCCAACCTCATGGACACCAACCTCCGCGCCGCACGCGCCCTCACCTGGGCATGCGTCGCCGCGTCCATCCTCATCATCGGCATCGGCACCGCACAGGAAGACATCGCCCTCCGCGCCATCATCTTCACCGTCTCGCTCATCCCCGCAGCCGCCGCAATCCTCATCGGCTCATTCATCCACGACCACAACCAAGGAGACACCACCAATGACTAACCTCACCGACCTGCCGCACAAGACCGCATACGAAGCCTGCAACCCCAACCACAACCTCATCTCCGAGGTGCAAGTTGCCGAAGACGAAGGCATCAAGATTGTGACCCTCCGCCAGTACTCGCACGCCTCCATCAAAGCCGCCGTAGGCACCCGCCTAGACCCGGTCTGCAAGGACGAGGCAGGTATCCGCTGGTACATCAGCGAAGACGTCGCGGCATGGAAGGTCAAGCGCGCCGAGACCAAGGCACGCTGCCGAAACCACATGCAACTGCGCTACGGCCGCCGCTAACCCCGCCCTCAGCAAATCAGGAAGAAACACCACCATGGGACACACCGCTAAAGACCTCCCGCACCCCGACGAATGGGAGGGAGAGAAGCCCCTCTACTCCGCAGCAGAGGCCGCCGTATTCCTCGGCGTCAAGCCTCTGACCATCACCAACCGCGTCTACCGCCGCACCCTCAACCCCGCCGCCTGGAGCCGGGACACCGGGTACTGCTTCACCAGAAGCACCCTCGACCACGCACTCCTACGTGCTGAGAAAGCCCTCCGCCAAAAACGCGCCTACCGGGCATGCTTCCCCAACGAGGAGCAGCTCACCCCGCCCCGCCTCAAGCGCTCCAGCATCGGCTGGAACAACCCCTACGAAGGAAAGAAGAACTAACCATGCCCACCAGTATCTCTGGCGTCGAGGCCCGCATCGCCCAGGCCCGCGAACGCCACCAAGAACTACACCGAAGCGCCCGCCAGGACGTGGCAGACTGGCGCACCCAAGCCGCCCGCCTCACCACCGCCGTCGGCGCCCTCAACGAACGCCAGGAGGCACTCGACACCAAGGCGAACGCCGCACTCGCCCTGTCCGTGCTCGCAGCCACCGCCAGCATCATCGCACTCAAGAGGCGGTAAAACATCATGGCTGTCAAGAAACTCTGCGGGTGCTGCGGGCAAGACGCACTAGCACGCAACCCCAACTGCGCAGCCTGCGGCAACCGGCACGCACGCTGGTGCCGCACAGGCGACCCACGAGGCATCCCCACACCCCGCAAAAACGTCTGCGCCGCCTGCGGGCAACCCGCCCACCAAACCAACCCCGACTGCAAAACCTGCATCAAACGCGAACAACGGCGCGCCAAAGCAGAAGGCCGCGAACCATACATCCCCTTCATGACCACCAAGGCCATGGCGGCACCCCCAGTACCCGTCACCACGCTCACCACAGCGCGAGACGTCCACAACCACGAGGCGCTCACCGGTTGGCTCGCCGCCCGCCGCAACCGCCTCACCCCCACCCCGAAGAAAGGTAACGAAATGACCACCCACACCACCCTCACCGGCGCAACCATCACCGACGAACAGCTGCAGGCACTCGCCCTCGAACTCGTCAACATCCAGGCAGACATCGCCCACCTCAAGGAAGAAGCCGCACGAATCGAGGCAACCCTCAAGGCCCTGCCCAACGGCAAGTACACCTGCGGCGACGCGACCCTCACCGTCTCCCACCCCCGCCGCTTCAACGAGAAGAAGTTCATCGAAACCTACCCGGTCGATGCGTTCCCGCAGTTCTACCAGACCATCCGCAAGGTCGATTTGAAGACCCTCGCCCCGGCGCTCAAGGACCAGTTCGCCGAGGACTCCACCGCACGCCTCACCATCCGCTAACCACCCATAGGAAGGAAACACACGTTGGTCACCCCCACCATCGCCAAACCCCCCGCAGGGGCGGGCCAGGCAGAAGCCTACACCGCCGACATCACCGTCGCAGGCATCATGAACGTCATCACCGACTCCATCACCGCCCACCCCCGCAGCCTCCAGAAACGCATCGGCCCCTCCGAAATCGGCATGGACTGCACCCGCAGGCTCATCCACAAGCTCGCCGGAGACACCGAACCCGACCGCGGCATCGCCTGGAAACCCACCGTCGGCACCGCCTGCCACACCCAGATGGAGGAATGGTTCGGAGCCCACAAGAACGACGGCTATTTGGTCGAGCAGCGCGTCACCGTCGGTCAGATTGGCGGCGTAGACATCACCGGCTCCACCGACTTGTTCAGCGTGAACGATAAGACCGTCATCGACTGGAAGTTCGTCGGCCCGAACATGCTCAAGAAGTACAAGCTGCACGGCCCCTCCAACCAGTACCGGGTGCAGGCGCACCTGTACGGCACCGGCTGGGTCAACGCCGGCTACGAAGTCGCCCAGGTCATGATCGCGTTCCTCCCGAGGGACGGTGAACTCGGCGACGCCTACTTCTGGTGGGAACCCTACCAGCCCGAAATTGCAGAAGCTGCGCTCGCCAAAGCGAACCAGCTGGTCACCCTCATCCAGGCAATCGGCAAGGACGCCACCTTGGCGATGTACCCGCTCTGCAACGAGCGGTTCTGCTCCTGGTGCCCTGCCGATAAGGCGAAGCAGAACGCCACCATCTAACCCCCAAATTTTTATCAACCCCCTTTTGAAAGGAAAACCATAATGTCCGCTTTCGATTTCTTCGCACCCCGCGCCTCCCACTCCTGGAAGTTCACCAACCCCGGCGACACCCACACCGGCACCATCACCGAGGTAAGCGACGCACGCCAGGCCACCGAATACGGCTCCAACGAGCTCGCCTACTGGGACAAGGAACGCACCCGCCCGAAGATGCAGGTCGCAGTCACCCTCGACACCGCTGAGCGTGACCCGCAGGACGCCAACGATACCGGTAAGCGCACCCTCTGGGTTGTTGAGGACGGCCGCTCCGGCTCCATCCTCTCCGCTATCCGTCAGGCAGTGCACCAGGCAGGCGCAGGCACCATCGACATTGGTGGTCAGCTGACCGTGACCTTCAGCGGTTTCGACCCGAACAGCAAGAACCCGGCGAACCCCCGCAAGATCTACAGTGCTTCCTACGTGCCGCCGGCACCGGCTGGTGGCATGTTCACCAACCAGGCACCCGCACAGCCCGCAGCACCTGCACCTGCTCAGCCCGCAGCACCTGCACCTGCTCAGCCCGCAGCACCTGCACCGGTGGCACAGCCTGCACCCGCAGCCGCCCCGGCACAGCCTGTACCGGCACCGGTCCCCGCCGTACCCGACGCAGTACGCCAGGCCGTCACCGCCCTCATCGGCACCGGCCAGAGCGACGAGCAGATCGCCGCAACCCTCGCCGGCACCGGCCTGCCCGTCACCGCAGAAACCGTCGCCACCATCCGCGCCGCAGCCTAGCGCCGCACATCACCTTCACCGGTAACCCAACAGTGCCCCGCGCGGACTTCCACACACCAACCGCGCGGGGCACACCCACCCCCGACAAACCACCTCACCACCACCTGAAGGACACACCATGGGAACCCCCGTCACCCTCGAAACAGCCCTCCACCTACGCAACCACCGCCTCTCCATCATCCCCACCCGCCCCGACGGAACCAAAGCCCCCGCCCTACCCTGGAAGGCATACCAGACCGCCCCCGCACCCCTCACCGAAATCAACGAATGGTACAAGGACGGCAACCGGCGCAACCTCGGCATCGCCATCGTCACCGGCAAAGCCTCCGACCGCCTCGAAATGACCGAAATCGAAGGACGCGCCGCAGCCGACCTCCCCAAGATCGCCGCCACCATGACCGAACGCGGCCACGCCCAGCTCTGGGAACGCCTCAACAGCGGCTGGCTCGAACTCTCACCCTCCGGCGGCTTCCACTGGATCTACAGGCTAGAGCAGGGCGCCAAAGTACCCGGCAACACCAAACTCGCACGCAACGCCGCCGGTGAAGTCCTGGCAGAAACCCGCGGCGAAGGCGGCTACTTCATTGCCGCACCCACCCCCGGTAGCCACCACAAGAGCGGCAACCCCTGGCAGGTCCTCGCCGGCGGCCCCGCAACCGTCCCCACCATCACCGAGACTGAGCGCAACGTATTCCACAAGGCAATCACCGACACCCTCGACGAAACCCCAGAAGCCCCTGTAAACCTCTTTAGCAACCCTACCCGCACCAACACCCCTGTAGCCCCTGTAAGCGCCTCTGAGGGCGGTCTGAAGCCCGGAGACGACTACGAAGCAAAGACCGACTGGGCAGACATCCTCACCCCCCACGGCTGGACACTCCACTCCACCCTCACCAGCGGCGAACGCTTCTGGACCCGACCCGGCAAACACCCCCGCGACGGGCATTCAGCATCCACCGGCCACGCCGACGACCGCGACCGCCTCTACGTCTTCTCATCCTCCGTCCCCGACTTCCCTGTTGAAGAACCCATCACCAAATTCCGCGCCTACTCACTGCTCAACCACGCAGGCGACGACACCGCCGCCGCACGCGCCCTCGCAGCCGCAGGATTTGGTGAGAAAGCACCCATCACCGTGAAACTCGCAGACATCCTACCCGCCCGCCACCCGGCACCACCCACACCGCCACCCACCACGACAGAAGCACCGGCAGAGGTGCAGGCGGTAGGGGAGCAGGCACCCGAAACAGCACCCACCACCGCGGAGGAACCCACCACCAGCAGTGACGGCGCAACCACCATCACCGATTGGACCGAGCTAGGCCTCATCCGCGCCTTCACCCACCTCTTCAACAACCACATCCGCTACAACATCGACCGCGGCCGCTTCTACCACTGGACCGGCACCCGCTGGGAAGAACAGCCAGACACCGGAGGCGACACCAAACTCGCGCTGCTCAACTTCGCAGCAGCCCTCAAACCTCCCGTCGAACCAGGTCCTGAAGGTGGCGCACCACGAGTCGACAAGGAGGCGCACGCACTCATCCGCTACGCCCGCTCCCACCGCGGCTCCACCGCCCTCTTAGGTCTACTCAAAGTCCAGCCCACCATCGCAGTACCCGCCTCAGCCTTCGACACCCACCACGACGAACTCAACACCCCCGCAGGCATCATCAACCTCAGAACAGGAGAACTCATGCCACACACACCAACCCGCATGCACACCAAACAAACCGCCGTGGCACCCGCAGGTACCAGCTCCACCTGGGAGAGGTTCCTCGCCACCACCTTCAACCACGACACCGCGCTCACCGGGTACATGCAGCGCCTCGCCGGCTACAGTGCGACCGGCCTGCAGCGTGAGCACGTCTTCGCCTTCGCCTACGGCACCGGCGGCAACGGCAAGTCCGTCTACTATGACGCGCTCACCGGCGCACTCGGTGACTACGCCGCCACTCTGCCTGCGGGGTTCTTGATGAAGAAGCCCTTCCAGGAACACGCAACCGAGCTCGCGCGCCTCAACGGCAAACGCTTCGTCGTCGGCTCCGAAACCAACGCCACCGACACTTTGGATGAGGCAAAGCTGAAGATGCTCACCGGCGGCGACCGCATCACCGCCCGCTTCATGAACAAAGACTTCTTCGAATTCACCCCCACCCACCACCTACACCTCATGGGCAACCACCAACCCGCAGTCGAAGACGGCGGCGAGTCCGTGTGGAGGCGCATGAACCTCGTCCCGTTCGTCCACACCGTCCCTGCTGAAGAACGCGACGAGCTCCTACCGGAGAAGCTGCGTGCCGACGCGGCGGCAGTGCTCGCATGGATCATCCAAGGTGCGGTCGCCTACTTCGGCGACGGGTTGCAGCCGCCCGAGGCAGTCCGCGCCGCCACCGAAGCCTACAAGTCCAGCCAGGACACGGTCGGGCAGTTCCTCGCCGCCAAATGCGACCTCTACCCCGGCAACAAACACTACACCGTGGCAGTCACCGACCTACGCCAGGCATACCACATCTGGTGCGCCGAAGAAGGACTGGAGCCGGTCAAGGGCCGGGCGCTCGCCTCCCAGTTGAAGGTGCACGGGGTGCTGGTCGGCCGAGACGCACCGCGTGCGACACACGGCGGCGGGCGTGTGTTTGGTGGTTTGCAGCTCAAAGATTCTGACATTTGGTAAGCACTTGGGTGACACAAGGTGACACAAGGTGACACAACTTTTAACCCTTGTGTCACCCGGGTTTTACCTAGTCAGAGTAGAAATGGGTGACACAAGTGACACAACTTTTACAAGTAGATAACAAACACATGCACGCGCACACACGCCCGTTACAGCCATGCATATAGAACCTTGTGTCACCTGTGTCACCCAAAACCGACTGACAAGGCGAAACGCCGGGTGACACAACTTTTCCAGCACCCCGAAAGACCCGCCATGCCCCGAAAACCTGCCAAAAAACAGCCCGACCTCCTCGACCAACTCCCAACACCACCACCAGGCACCCCCGAATGGATCCGACACGAACAAAACACCCAACCCAACCCCCGCCAAGCACGCCAAGCACACATCAACACCTGCACCCGCTGCGGGGCACTCATCCTCACCGGACTCACCGGACCCACCACCGCAATGCCCACCCAAGCAGACCCCACAACCACCACCACCCCCGCAACCGTCCGCGCCACCCTCGCCCAAGGACGACGCGCCTACCAGGTCGAAACCACCGACACCGCACTACACCTCCACGAACTGTACGCACCACCAGCGGCCGGGATCACCGTAGCCCCCCACCACATCTGCCACTACACCGCCCCCGGCTACACCCCAATGCTCAACCAACACCGAAAGGACACCACCACCAATGACAACCCACCCTTCTGAAATCCCCGACGTCGAACTCAAACTCAAAACCGCGCCGCCTATTCGAAGCCGCTACCTCCGCTGGATACCCCTCGACGGAAAGACCCTCCTCTCCATCAACCGCTCCAACGGCACCCACTGGCGAACCTACCGCGCCAACGCCGACCAATGGAAACACGCAGCCAACCACGACATCCACCAATGGAAACAAGAGCACCCCAGCCACCAAATCCCCACCCTCACCCACGCCCAAATCGACATCTGGATCTACAAAAACAGGCGAGGCCGCTACGACCCCGCCAACCTCTACCCAACAGCCAAAGCCCTCATCGACACCTACGTCACCGCCGGGCTCCTACCCGACGACAACCACGAACACCTCGACGGACCCCACCTACACCACGGAGGCTTCGACAAAGCAAACCCCGGCCTGCTCATCGTCATCACACCCCTACACCACCAGCCCGAACCACCAAACCACCCACAACACTAAGGAAAACGCCACCATGCTCTCCCTGGACTCACTCCTCCACGAATTCACCAACGACCACCTCGCCACCCACACCTGGCACGGAACCACCATCTACACCCGCGCCCTCCCACTCCTGCAGCAGCTCGAACACGCCATCACCGAACGCCCCAACAGCGGACCTGGCGGCGGCGGATTCAAATCAACCAGTCCCTGCAACGACCACGCCCTCCTCATCAAAGCCGCCATCGAACACCAAATCAGGTACGACCTACCCGCCACCCAGCAGGCACCCAAGAGCGCACCCCTCGCAGACAAACTCACCAACTGGGCGCACCACGTCGATACCGACTACGCCACCACCAAACTCACCGGCTGGCGCGAAGCAATCAAAGCACTCGACGAAATCATCGTCCCGCTCCGCGTCCCCTGTCCCAACTGCGCAGCCGAATGGGTCATCACCGAAACCAACGAAGGAGCCCAACGAGTAGACGAAGCAATCCACTTCCACCTACGCGCCGAAACCGCCATCTGCGCCGCCTGCAAAACCACCTGGCACGGCATCGACACCATCCGCACCGCACTCATTGCAAACCCCTAAAAACTTGTGTACACTGTGACTCAGCTTCATGGTGCCCAAAAACAAACAGGGCACCCATGACGCGGCGGATCACAGACAACACACTCGATGGTTAGCAACAGCGTGTAGTCACTTCAGTCGGAGCCCCTGCCCACCACGGACAGGGGCTCCACCCGTACCAGAAAGCAAAAACAAATGATCCCCGTCGCAATCATCACCGCCATCATCGGCAGCAACCTAACCACCCACGCAGTAGACATCGCCATCACCAACGGGGCAACCCGAACCATGGCAGGCATCATCGCAGGAGCACTCCTACTCGCCACACTGCTCACCACACTCACCCTCACCATCTAAGAAGGTGGCGCCATGTGCCGCAGAGGCTTCACCGCCGAAGAAGCAGAACAAATCTTCAAGACACTCCAAGAGCGATTCCCCGCAGAATGGGACGTCAACATCAGCTGGGGTCAACCCCTCTTCGACTTCAGTTGCCGCTTTGATCTCATCATCTCCAAGGCGCAAGTTCGCGCCATCATCGGAAGCAGGTGCGACTGTGACGACTGCGACCAAGTACAGTGACCGCACATACCGCAAACGCGCAGCCGAACTGCGCAAAGCCACCAACGACAACGGCTGGCCCTGCCACCTCTGCGGCAAACCAATCGACATGAGCCTGCCCTACACTCACCCGCTGGCTTTCACTGCCGACCACCTTGACGCCATAGCCAACGGTGGCAACATGCTCGGCGACCTCGCGCCAGCACACCGACGATGCAACAGCCGGCGCGGACGTAAACGACTCGCACACCAAGTGCGAGCGCCAAAGACCACGCAAGCATGGTGAGTGATTCAAACTTTTTTATTCGACGACAACGAAACGGAATTGGTTTTCAGATGATGACGGATTGGGAAACGTACCCCGGGGGTTACCCCCTATGGGGTCAAGTTTCCCCCTTCGGTCATAGTGACATCCCCCCACGGGGCTCATAACCCAAAAATTCCCATGAGAGAGGGGGATTTGTGGCTGAGAAAAAGAGCCGCAAGCTTGCCCCGTGTGGGACTACGGCGGCGGCGAAGCGTCACCGTCGCCGGGGTGAGGCTCCTTGCCCGGAATGCCGGGCGGCGGAGCGTGCCGCGTCGAAGGCGGCGCGTGATCGTAAGGCTGCGGAGCGGCCGCTAGAACATGCGGCGGGGGATAGGGGCCAGGCTCCTGTTGTCCGAGCCGTTGGACAGTCTGGCTCTGTGGTCGTTGAGCAGGTGGTTGCCTACGGCGCGACCCGTGAGATTCCTGTGCCGACGCATGAGGACCCGTTGGAGTCCGCGCGGTGGCGACTATACAAGGCTCGTGCGGCTCTGATTGTTGCTGGGCCTCGTGATGTGGCTGCGCTGCTGAACGCTGAGCGTGAGGCTGCGGCAGATATTGAGCGGCTGACGGAGACGGCGAATCCGAAGGTGAGCTCGCTGGATGAGCTGGCCGCTCGTAGGAAGCGCCGCATCGAAGAGGCGCAGGCTGTTTAGGGTGGAGGTGAGGCTCTGTGGGTGAGACGGCTCAGCTGATGGGGTCTCAGACTCCTCGCATTGACGTTACGCCGCTGTATTTCACCTCTGCTGGTGATGATGCGGTGGATCTGGCGGCTGTTGCGGGCCTGCATTTGGACCCTTGGCAGCAGCATGTGCTCCGTGGTGCGCTCGGTGAGCGTGTTGATGGGCGCTGGAAGGCGTTCGAGGTCGGTCTTATCGTGCCTCGACAGAATGGCAAAGGCTCGATTCTTGAGGCGCGTGAGCTTGCTGGCATGTTTTTGTTCGGTGAGCGGCTGATTCTTCATTCGGCGCACTTGTTCGGTACGGCTGTTGAGCATCAGCAGCGTTTGGAGTCGCTGATTCGCGGGTCCGAGCTGGTCGAGTACATGGCTGGGTACGCGGGCGACCCTCAAGGGAAGATGTCAGGCATCAAAACTGGCAACAGCGGCATGTCTTTGACGACTGCGAGCGGTAACCGCGTCCTGTTTAAGGCGCGTAGCCGCGGTTCGGCGCGTGGCTTCACGGCAGACCTGGTTGTTTTCGATGAGGCTTACGATTTGCCGCGTTCTGTGCAGGCTTCGATGCTGCCGACGCTGGCATCAAAGAGTTTGAATGAGTCCCCGCAGATTTGGTACGCCTCGTCTGCTGGTATGCCTGACTCTGAGGTGCTGAAAAGCATCCGTGATAGGGCGCTCTCGCCTGCTGAGGAGACGAAGCTGGCGTTTTACGAATGGTCAACGGTTGAGGATGTTGACCCGGCAGACCCGGCGAACTGGGCGCTGGCAAATCCGGCGCTTGGTCGGCGCATTTCGGCTGAGTATGTGGATTCGGAGCGCCGCGCGATGAGTGATGAGCATTTTAAGCGTGAGCGCCTCGGCATCTGGTCGAAGGTTGGCTCTTCTTCTGCTATCCCTGCCGATTTTTGGGCGCAGTGCCTTGATTCAGAGTCCCGTTCCGGCGTTGAGGTCGCGTTCGGTGTGGATGTCACGCCTCTGCGTGACGTGGCAACGATTGCCGCAGCGTCTCGCCGGGCTGACGGGAACGTCCATATTGAGGTTGTTGATAGGCGTGTTGGTACGGATTGGGTTCCGGCACGCTTGGAAGAGCTGAAGCGTAAGTGGAAGCCTGCAGCGATGGTTTATACAGGTGCTTCGCAGTCGACTGAGGTGATTGCGAAGTCTCCAAAGCTGAAGCGGATGACTACGGGCCTTGACCACCGCACCTATATGCAGGCGTGCGGCGCTTTTTATGAGGCACTGGGGCGTGGCTCGGTTCGGCATACCGGTCAGGAGGAGCTGGATGCGGCTGTTCAAGCTTGCCGACGTTCTAAGGGCAGCAGTGAGCTCTGGTATTGGAGTCGTGATGATCGAGCTGAAGATATTTCTCCTCTGGTGGCGTGCACTTTGGCGTTCCATGGACTGACTGAGAAGGACAAGAAGGGAGGCGGTGCCGGATGGGCCGTATTGTAAAGAACCCGGCGAAATGGGAGAGCTACTACAACGGTGAGCACCGCCTGGACGCGATTGGCGTGTCTCTGCCTCCTGACGTTCGCGTGCTTGAAATGCAGGTTGGCTGGCCGAAGCTGGCTGTGGACGTGCTCGTTGAATCTCTGGTGCTCGATGGGTTCTCCATTTCCCGTCACGGCGGTCAGGATGAGGCACCCGAACAGTTGAATCGCATCTTGCAAGCGAACAATTTCCGCACGAAGCTGACGCTGGCGCTGACGGAAGCGCTTGTCTCTGGTGCGGCGTTCATGGTCGTTGGTGGCGGCTCTGACCCGTCTATCCCGCACATTTCCGTGCATAAGGGTGATGAGTTTGAGCTGCGGAGGGACGCTACAGGCCGCCTGGTCCAGGCTACCCAGACTTATCGCGATGGTTTGGACACGTACCGGGCGGTGTATGAGCCCGGCGTGACCCGTTTCTTCGCCCTGCGTGATGGTTTTGAGGTGCTTACCCATATTGATGAGCACGGCTTCGACGGAATCCCCGTCATTCCGTTTGTGAACCAGATTCGCCTCGGTGAAGAGGGGCGGAGCGAGATTGAAGAGATCCATAAGCTGTGTGATGCGGCGGCGCGTACTCTGACGAACCTGCAGGTGGCTCAGGAGCTCCTGTCCATGCCGGTCAGGTACCTCTTCGGCGATGGCGTTGAGGAAATGTTCCTTGATGAGGACGGTAACCAGAGGCAGAGCCGATTGGAAGCCTATTTTGGGCGCTTCTTGGTTGGTCCGAGCGGTGCGCAGACCGGCTCAGTGCCGGGCGCAGACCTCACTCAGCTACTGAATACGTTCAAGACCTACGCCCTGCAGGTCGCGTCGCAGACGGGCCTCCCGCCGTTCATGCTGGGTGTTTCGACGGAGTCGAATCCTGCATCTGCGGAGGCGATGCGAAGCGCTAAGGACCGCCTGATTACGAAAGCCGAGCTGAAGCAGTCGATTTTTGGTGACGCAGTTGAGGATTTGGCGCGGTGCGTCCTGGCAGTTGCCGGCGTGGATACCGAGGGGCTTGAAACCCTTGAAGCGCGCTGGCGTGACCCCGCGGTTATCTCGCTGAGCTCCCGCAACGCTTTGATGTTGCAGGCTCAGGCGCAGGGCGTTGTCTCGTCTGAGACCGTGCGCGAGTTTATGGGCCTGTCGCCGGAGCAGTTGAAGCGTGACCGTGCGTTGGACCGTCGTTTGGCGGTGTCGGTGGGAGACCCCGTCTACTAAAGGAGGCGCCGCATGCTTGATGATCTTGCAGCGGCGTATGCTCAGGCGCTCGCCGCTGTGGCTGACGCGTTTGTGGAGGCTTTCCTTGCGGCGCTGGGGTTGATTGATTTGTCTGACCCGGCGGCGGTGAAGGCTGCGGAGCCTGGGATGCGGTCGCTGGTCGTGAAGCATCGCCGGTTGGCGGCGCAGGCGGCGAACGCTTTTCTGGATGCATCAGCGGCGGAGCATGGTGTGGAGGCGTATCACCCGCCGGTGGAGCCGTACCATGCGTCCGCGCTCAGGAAACTCCTTCGCGAGAACGTGGGGGCTTCTGCGGAGCAGTTGGCGGCGGCGGCTCGCCGGCACGTGGTGATGGCGGGGCACCGTCAGATGATGCGTGCGGTTCTCGACCCCGAGTTCGGCAATTATGCCACTCGGGAGGAGCAGGACGAGCTGGAACGTGCCACCTCCCCGCTCACTGCCGGTGACGGGTCGGATGATGACGCCTCGGCGGGCGGCGGAAAGGTTCGCCCGGTGGGGTGGGCTCGTGTTTTGCAGGGTAAGTATTCGTGTGGTTTCTGCATCATGCTTGCTTCGCGTGGCCCGGTTTATTCTTCTGCGGATGCGGCGAAGTATGTTGCCGCGCCGGTGGGGGAGAAGTCCCGTGAGGGCGGTTTCCTTTCTAGGAAGGCGCGGACGGAGCTGCGGAAGAAGAACCCGAGAGCGTTCCATGAGCATTGCGACTGCATTGTGGTGCCCGTTTTTGATCCTGATAACTGGTCTGGGCGGGCTGAGCAGCAGAGGCTGGCTAAGTTCTATCGGGAGACGGTCGAGAAGGAAGACCGTAAGTATGAGGCAGACCCAGAGGGGTATGAGCCAGTCAAGATCTCGACAGTGCTATCGCGTGAGGCTGAGGCTTGGCAGGAGGCTGAGCGGCTTGATGGTAAAGATGAGCAGGTGGACCCGAAGTATTACGGGGCGCTTGCTTCTGAGATTCCTGACGGTGAGAAGCTGTATGGTCATGAGCTGTTGTTCTTGCTGAGGTTTGAGGCGTTGGGTAATAAGGCTCGGTGGATTGAGCGGCCGGAACTGATTCCTGGGGCTGGCCGAAAACCTAGTAACGATTTTGTGTGGCTGAATAATGGTGAGCTGATTAGTGAGCTGAAATCCTCAAAGAACAAGTATTCAACGATTAAGGTTCGAATCTCTCAAGCCGTATCGAAAGCTCGTGAGCAAGGCGTTGTGAAAGAGAACTTTGTTGTTGACCTTGGAAAGCATCGGATGGGAGCGACGCTTAAGCAGCAGATGCAATCGTATAATCTCCGCAACCCGCAAAATCGGATTAAGAATCTTTACGTTTTGCACGGAAACGGGCAATACCTAGACCACATTATGTTTGATTGATATTGCTAATATCTATCTGGTACAATGAATGTAGGGAGTTAAGCGACCCCTCTGAAACCCTGAGTCTCACCTATTGGTGCGGCAATAACGCTTGGGCGGCCGCGGCTTTATGCTTCGGTCTAGAAGACCTCGGGGGCACCACCGGTTAACTCCCCATAACTTTTGTGAAAGGCATCCTGCTAAGTGGCAGGGTGCCTTTTGCTACACCTGAAAGGAACAAAGATGAGCGAAGCACCTGTCACTGAGGCAAAGGTTGAAGAGACCACTGAAACTACGCCCCCGTGGGAGCGTGACGGTGAGACCTTCGACCCTGAGCGTGCGTGGAAGCTAGTTCAGAATCTGAAGGCTGAGCTGGCCACCGTGAAGGCTAAGCAGGCAGAGGCTTCTGCGCCTGCTGCTGAAGAGCCTGCACCGGAACCCGAAGCTGAGCCCACTGAGGCCGAAACCTCTTCTGCGGCGCAGGATGATTCGGCCGTTCAGATTGCGTCCCTGCAGGCTGAGCTGGCGCGCGTCAAGGCGCTCGCCGCCGTCGGTCTGTCCCAGGACTTCGCGCCCTTTGTGCCGGGTGCGACTAGCGAGGAAATCGAGGCGAACCTCGCGACTCTGCAGAAGCTCATCAGTGATGCCGCGAATGAGAAGACCGAGGCGGTCCTCGCGGCGGCACCGAAGAGCCGAGGCATGGCGCCGAACCCCGCACAGCACGCGGCACCGGCACGTGATGCCTATGAAGAGGCTGCGGAGATTATCTTCGGCTAAAACGCCCCTAATATTTGAGCCCTTACCGAGGCGGTGAGGGCTTTTTCTGTACCCAAAACTTGATTGGAGAACCAAATGAGCGCAACCGCGACTCTGGAAACCTTTAAGACTGGCGGTGTCCTGCCGCAGTCGTTCGCCCGCAACATCATCGGTCGAGTCTCTGAAGGCTCCGTCGTTCAGAAGCTTGCCGGCACTACCCCCATTCCGATTACCGGCACCACTATCGCCGTTCAGACCTCCCAGCCGCAGGCTGGTGTGGTCGGTGAGGGTCAGGCGAAGCCCGTGACCAGCATGGGCGTGACCGCAAAGACCATCAAGCCCATCAAAGTCGCCGCGTTGATGTACTGGTCGATGGAGGCGCGTCAGGCTGATGCGGCCGGCTACCTGAAGCTTCTGGAGAAGGAAGCTGCCGCGGCTATCACCCGCGCGTTCGACCTCGCCATCCTGCACGGCAAGAACGCAATCAACGGCCAGACTATCGCCGGTGTTGAGTACATCAACCAGACCACCAACCGTATTGAACTGGGTGCAACCGCTAAGGATAAGGGCGGTCTGACTGCGGAGCTTCTGGCTGGTGCGGATCTGGTGAACCTGAACGAGAACTTTGACTTTGATCTGGACGGTTTCGCAGCAGATAAGTCGTTCAAGTCCCGCATCTACGGTGCAACCGACACCATCGGCCGTCCCATCTACAGCGATAGCGTGAACCTGAAGGACAACCTGGGTAACCTGCTGGGTCTGCCTGTCGCCTATGGTCGCGCTGTCTCCGGTAAGGTTGGCGCATCCGCAGACACCAAGGTTCGCGCCTTCGGTGGCGACTGGTCCGCACTCAAGTACGGCTTCGCAGAGAAGATTTCTATCCGCCGCACCGACCAGGCGACCATCAACGACGGCGGCACCCAGGTTAACCTGTGGCAGAACAACATGGAGGCAATGCTGGTTGAGGCTCAGTTCGGCTGGGTCATCACTGACAAGTCCGCGTTCGTTGCCTACGAAGACAAGGTTGCTGACCCGAAGTAATCGGGGTGCTGGTAGAGAGGGGAGGCGTACATGGTGAGTGATTCATTGACGATTGCGACTGCTGATGACGTGAAGGCTGCGCTCCGCAGGGAGTTCCGCGGTGACGAAGAATCATACATTGCCTCCCTGCTCTCCAAGGCGGAGAACCTCATCCGTGTCCGCTATAAGAGCCTGGATGAGCTGGTTCTTGATGAGGTTGTGTTTGATCTGGTCAGGAATATTGAGGCTGAGGCGGTCGCCCGCGTGCTTCGCGCGGACGACGGCGGAATCTACCGCAGTGAGACGGAAGATGGCTACTCGTACCAATTGAATTACATGGTCGCGAGTGGCTTGTTGGACATTCTGGAGAAGGACTGGAAGAACCTCGCACAGGCGACGGGCACCGGCAGGTACCGGACTGTCGCGCCTGCGACAGATGGTTACGCTGCGGCACGGTACCGGAGCTGGGGTCCTAACATCTCCCTGCCTCCTGACCGCCAATTCCAGTACGGTTGGCCTGCCCAGGACTCGTTCTCTGAGAAGCGGTACATCACCGGCGGTGGTTTGCCGTGAGCAGGCTTCGTAAAGGCGTGCACACGGTCACGGTAACCCCTGTACAGCCCGCGGTTGGCCCGTATGGTCCGGAAGAGCCTGCCGCCCCTGTCACCGTGCAGTGCAACGTGCAGCCGGTCTCTTCGAAAGAGAGCGCCGGCCTTGTTGAAGGCGTCCAAACTGTCTACCGCGTGAAGTACTTCCATCAGGAGCATGGGCAGGCCCCGTGGCCTGGTGGACCGTACTCACGTATCGAGTGGAATGGGCGCGTGTTCGAGCAGAGAGGCGAAGCGGTCCTCTCTTCAATGTCTGGGACGACCTCACACTACAAGGTGCTGATGGTGGACACATCTACGGAGGTGAAGTAGAGTGTCATTCCAAGCAAAGGGTGATATTGAGCTGATTGTGGCGCGGCATGCGTCCCGTGATCCGAGGTTCGCGGCGCTTGCCCGGAAGGGTAAAGCGTTGGTGGATGCGGAGGTTGCCCGCGTGTACGCAACCCCAGAAGGGCGCGTCACTGGCGCGTACCGTGAGTCGTTCGGCTTCGTGAGGGAGCCGACCAAGCGTGGCGTGATGGACTATCTCATCTTCAACACGGACCCACAGGCGCACATTATCGAGTGGGGGCACGTGACGAAGGACGGCGGGTGGGAACCCGGCAAGTTCGTGTTCACCCGCGCTCTACAGAACGCGAGGGCACTCTAATGAAGACCATTGACACATTTGGACTCATTGAGCACCATCTGCAGGGGATTGGCGGGGCGCTGTTCTTTCAGGCTCCGACTGACCTGCTGCGGCGGCTGCCCGCGTTGATCGTGGAGCAGTCCGCACCGACCCACTTTAGCGAAAACCTGGATAATCCTGCGATTTCGGCGGTGGCTACGGTGACGTTGAACGCGTTGGCTGATCGTCGAGTGGACGCGCAGCAGTTGTGTGCTGACGCGTTTAGCCGCCTGTTCGATGGTGTGCATGAGGTGACTGAGTTGGGTTGGGTGAGCCGCTGTACGGAGGTGCAGCAGCCGCACCTGGTTCAGCACAAGTACGAGGCGTCCCGCCTGTTTCAGTACACTGCGGCGATTCAGGTGGTTTTCCGCCAATCTCCTAATGCCGGTTAGCCCCGGCTTCTGTTGTTTATAGACCTGTATATGGAAGGAGGGCTGATGTCTAAGCTTGATGAATCGCTCGACGCGACTACCATTGCGAACATTGGCCATATTTATTACGCCCCTGTCGGCACCCCGTTCCCTAAGCTGAACACCTTTGAGTTCACTGGCGAGGATTGGGGCTCCTGGAAGTGGTTTGGCGATACCTCGGCAGAAACTCTGCCGGAGTTCGAAGAGGACGACGACAAGGACTCGAACAAGGACACTTGGGACCGTAAGGATACCCGCACTGGTGGCTCAATTACCGGCACCATTAAGAGTGTTTCTCCGTCGAAGACCTTCTGGTCTGTTGTGAAGGAAGGCGGCATCGAGGAAGAGGACGGTTACGTTACTACTAGCCGTACCCGAGGCAAGACCCACGCTCTGCTTATCGTTGTTGAAGATGGCAGCACTCTGACTGGTATCGGCTACTACGTTGCTACGCTGAAGGCTGGCCTGCTCGGTCTTGATCGTGAGAAGTACACCGAAGTGCCGGTGAAGGTTACGGTGAAGCCGAACAGCGAGGATCGTTGGCATAAGACGTTCTACCCGGTGAAGCGTCAGTCTGCTGCGGCGCCTGCTGTTCGTGCCGCTGGTGTGGCCGCTTAGTAACTGAATATTTGGTTGTTGTAGCCGCCTCGCCCCTTTTTGGTAGGGGAGGGGCGGCTACACTTCTACCCCCCCTATAGGAGAACCCTTTATGACTACTGCTCGTAAGAAGATGCCCGCTGACCGTAAGGCGCCGAAGGTTCCTTTTAAGAAACTGCCTGGTGCTAAGTATTTCCGCCCGCTCAATGAGATTGACCCGATTGATGCCATGGAAGCGGTGGAAGCGCTGCAGGGGCTTGATATTGGTGTTGATGACTTCACTAACCAGGACATGAAGCTGCTGGTGAAGGCAGTCGTGAATGACACGTTCATCTTTGACGTGGAGACGTTCCGCAAAGAGTTTTATAACGCGGCGAATCTGTTGCCTGCGATTCAGACTGTGTCTGCCTTTGTGGAGGAGCTGGGAAAAGGCATGCGCTCGACCAGTTCTTCTCAGAGCACCAAGAGCTAGTTGGTGATTTCCTCGCCCTGTTCGGGGTGAACCCGTTTGAGATGGTTTGGGTTGAGGATTTGCGCCCGGTCAAAGCACTGCTGGGTCGGGTGCAGTACGAGGAGCGCTCTCTGTTCCGTGCTTTGGAGCTTGGGAACTCTGACCTGTTCGGGTGGGGTAATGAAGCTTACTTGCTGGCTGGTGTGGTCAATGGTGTGAATACGCAGGTGAAGGGCAAGCGGTTGACGGCTTCACAGCGCGTGAACCCTCCGCAGCCTGTCAAGCAGAAGAAAGAACGAGCCGGGGTTGATATGCGTCAGCCAGTGGAAAAGATGGACCTGTCTCGGATGGTTCCAGCGAAATACCGTTAGGGGGTTTAGTCGATGGCATCGATTGGCAAGATGTCTATCCGTGTTTTCCCGGATACGTCGAAGTTCAAGGCTGATCTGAAGAAGGACTTGGCGGCGTTGAAGGGGCAGTTGCGGGCTGCTGTTGATGTTGAGGCGCGTGTCGATCAGGCTTCTCTTGTTCAGACGAAGGCTCGCCTGGCGGGTATCGCTAAGGATTTTAAGACCCATGTGGCGGTGGACGCGCAGACTCGTAAGGCGTCTGCCGCGCTGGGGGTGCTGACTCGCCCGCGTACCGCTGAGGTGCGTGTGCTGCTGCAGGGCCTGGACGCGGCTAAGGCTGGGTTGGCGTCGCTGGCTGGCGGTAATGTCGCCTCGGTCGGGTTTGGGCACGCTAAGGAAGTCGCGTCAAATTTCGACAAGATCGCGGTTTCTGCTGGCGCAGCGGCGACAAAGATCGCGGCAATGAGCGCGGCTATGAGCGCTATGGCTGGCAATGCGGCTATGGTGGCGGTGTCGATGGCTCAGATCTCTGGCGCTGGTCTCGCTCTACCGGGCATTATGAGCGGCTTCCTGGTGGGTTTGGCGTCGAGTGCTGACGGTCTGCAGAATATCCTAATCTACCTAGACCAGCTTTCAGGCGGCTTCGGTAAGTTCCGCGACATGTTCGTGGATGCGCGCTTTACGCATAATGAGGCGTTTTGGAGCGTCGCAAAATCAGGTCTGGCTGACCTCTACAGCACCGGCATTGTCCCGTTTTTCGCCGAGTACAAGCGACTAGGAACTCTCAGTGGCAGTTTTTGGAGCGCATTTTTCTCCGGCATGTCTGAGGGCATTACCGCCGTCGGCGGTATGTCCGCGCTGTTCGAGCCGCTGCGCGAGTCAATCGCTATTGCGTCTCAGGGCGCGGGCGCATTTGCGGAGGCAATGTTCCGTCTCGGTGCGGTGGGTGGCTCATATTTGCCACGCATGGCGGCGGTGTTCACCGAGGTATCTAACGCCTTCTTGAGCTGGGTGACTCAGGCTCAGGAGACTGGCCGTATCAACGAGATTATTGACCGCGGCATCACGAACGCGAAGCTCTTCGGCGGAATCCTCATTGACGTTGCAGGCGTTATTAATGGTGTTGCTAAGGCGGCTGAGGCCGCCGGCGGTGGCGGTCTGCAGGGGTTGGCTGCGGCTTTTGACGCAATCAACAAGGCGGTAAATGGTCCTCTGATGCAGGGCGCGCTCACCACCGTATTTGAGGGTGCCTTTGCTGGCGTGAAGAACCTCGCCCCTGGCTTGTCCTCGCTGGCTGGTGCGTTTGAGCAGCTGGCTCCGACGATTAGCCGGTCGATGGAGAAGGCGGGCGCGGTCGTCAGTATTCTGTTTGACGGTATTGCCCAGGCTCTGCGCAACCCCGCCATTGCGGACGGCGTGAACAAGATGTTCGATGGGTTGGTAAAGGCCGCTATCGAGCTTGCTCCGGCGTTTTCGGCTGCGGCACCTGCCGTTGGTGCGCTGCTGGGTGCTATTGGTGAGATTCTGCCTGTCCTGGCGCCTCTGGTGACTCAGATTGTGCAGGGTCTCGCTCCGGCGTTCGCAGATTTTAAGTCGTCGCTGGCTCCGGTGGTTGAGGTGCTGGCTAAGGGCTTGTCTGAGGCGCTGAAGGTCATCCTGCCGGTTGTGGCTGACGTGGTGAAGGCGTTGGCTGAGTTCATGCGCAATAACCCGCAGTTAGCAGCCACGATTCTTGCCGTGGTGGGTGCTTTGGCTCCGCTGGCACCGGTCATCGGCACCGTCGTGTCAATCATCGGCACAATTGCCTCCGTGGTCGGGGCAATTATCCCCGTCATCACCACTCTGGTCACCTGGTTTGGCACCGTGTCGGCCACCGCGGGAATCCTGGGAGTGTCCCTCACCGGCATCCTGGCGCCTATCGTGGGCCTGGTCGCAGGCATCGGCCTGCTCGTGGCCGCCTTCGTGACCGCGCTCGCATCTAGTGAGCCGTTCCGCAATTCGCTGGCCCAGATTTTCCAGGGCCTCGTCACGATGGTCCAGCCGATTATCGCCGCGGTCATCCCCGTGCTTGTCCAGATTGGGCAGGCATTTATCGGGATGGTGACCACCGTGGTCGGCGCGCTGGTGCCGATGGTCACGACCATTGTGGAGATTGCCGCGCAGATTGTGTCTTTCCTCGCACCGATTGTTGCCTTCCTCATCCAAACCTTCTCGCCGGCTTTTGAATTCATCGGCAAGACCATCTCGGACATTTTCGGATTCATTGGCAAGGTCATCGCGGATGCTGTGAATATCATCACAGGAATTCTCAACGTGTTCCTCTCCGCCTTGCGCGGTGACTGGGAAGGCGCCTGGAACGGCATCCTCGACGTGCTGAAGGGTATTCTCGATTTCATCGTGAACACCATCACGGGCGCGTTCGATGTTGTTATGCATATTTTCGAGAACCTCGCGAAAATGCTGGTGGACATCTGGAACAACCTCTGGGGCGGCATCGGTGATTTCGTGGTCGGCGCGTGGAATGGCATCACTAAGACCATTAGTGATGGTGTCGGGTCGGCGGTTGAATTTGTGAAGGACATGCCCGGCAAAATTAAGGAGGGCCTGGGCAATCTAGGCAGCTTGCTCACGGACTCAGGTAAGGCGCTCATCGGCGGCTTCATCGACGGCATTAAAAGCATGATTGGTGGGGCAAAGGATGCGGTCGGCGGCATCATGAAGGCCCTCGGCGATTTCTTCCCGCACTCTCCGGCTAAGATTGGTCCGTTCTCGGGGCGCGGGTACACCACCTATAGTGGCCGCGCTTTGATTGGTGATTTTGCGGGGTCTATCCGCGCTGGTCGTAACCAGGTAGCAGAAGCCGCCGGCTATGCCCTCGGTGGCGCGGACTTCTCAGCAGCTGGCGTCGCTGGGCTGAGCGTCCCTACGACCCCCGAACCGGCAGGTATTGCATCTACCGCTCAGCCGGTCGAAGGCGCTACCGCCGCACAGAACGCTGAGGTGCTAGCCCAGCTGGTAGATGTCCTGTCCCGCCTGGGCGCTGTGGATGAGCGTGCCTTCCTGCAGATGTCCCGACGAGCTGAAAGGGTCTACTAATGGCTGGATATATCGGTGAGCTGGGGCGTATGCACAAGATCCTGTGGCCCACTCCGGTTAAGGTCACTAACCCGACTCGGTATGAGGTGCAGTCTGCGTCGTCGCGCCGCTGGGCGTTTGTCACAACCCCGGTGTGGGCGCGGCGGCGTGAATGGTCGCTCGATGTATCCGGCACGAACCGAGAGATTACTGGCTTGTCGCAGCTGGTAGCCGGGGCGTTCGGCTCCGGCCCGTGGCGGTTCATCTCTGACGAGGCGGCGGTGACGAACGTGCTCACTCCTGCTGAGTCGATGCTGGCTGGTATCGCTAATGGCGGTTATGTGGATGGTGTGGGTGGCCCTGCTGCGGCATCGTGTGTGGGTGGTGGTGAGGTTGTTATCGCCCAGTCGGTGCCTGTGCCTGCTGGGTCTCCTGTGACTGTGTCTGTGGATGCTGCAGGGGATACGGTGCTGACGTTGCAGCCGGTGAACGCTGCAGGGCGACCTGTCGGCAACGCGCGTGTTGAGCGGGCGCGCCGCCAGGTGATGCACCGGTTGCAGGTGACTATCCCCGTGTTCCCTGCCGGAGCTGTTGCACTGAAGGTCACTGCGTCGGGATATAAGACGCTATGTCTCCCGCAGGTAGTGTGGCTGGAGTCCTGTCCTCGCTGGGACATGGGGGCTGGTGCTGACTCGGTAATCGTCGAGGAGGCAACGACCACGTACACGGAGCACGAGTTCTGGACGCAGGATACGTGGCGCACGATGTCGCTCACGATTAAGGAGGTCGGCTGATGCTCAAAGGCAAGTATGAGCCTGGCCCGGTGATTGACGCGACGCTCCGTATTTTTGTGGACGGGGTGGAGCGTCCGCACCTGTCGGCGTCGTGGGAGGGCAACACCTCCGGCGGTCTACCATCTTCGTTGGTCGCTGCTGGCGACAATGTCTATTCTCGCACTGGTTCTATTGTTTGGGCTCCTGAGACTGCTGTTGTGGAGCACCCTCTGGCCCCGGTGGGGGAGTCCCGGTGGGTCCCTGCACAGGGTGCCCATGTGCGTATCGTCGCTGTCGTGAACGGCACCGAATTTCCGCGTTTCTGGGGCTACCTGGGCGCGTCTACCTACTCTCTGACGTCGGATACGGTTACTACGCAGATTAGCGATAATCTGCAGGCCGGGCTGCAGGAGATTATCAGTATCCCGCCGATGGTTGAGCGGCAATCTTATGGTCGCACCGCGTGGGTGGCCTATCGTGCGATTGAGCAGGCAGGTTATGGTGTGCTCCCGCCGGTGACCGAGGACACGGTGGTTCAGAATAGCCACCAGTACGGCGCCGCGGCGGCAGTCGGCAAAATGACTACACCCGGCGCGGAGTACGGCTCACCTGACGGGCTCTCGGGACGTAGCAAGCAGACTACTGAGGCTGACGCGGGTGTCAGCCGTGACGGCAGGGACGTCATGATTTACGCCCGCCTCTACCATCAAAAGGTGAACGCATCGGTAGAGGTCACGTTCACTGACGGCGCCCGGTTCATCGTGTCCTATGATGCGGCGACTAATATGTTTGGCGGCTGGTCGTCTGCGACTGGCACCATGTCATCCTGGCCGGCGGTAGGAGAACGCCCCGTCATGGCGGTCAAGTTGAACGCGCGTGGCGTGCGTCGCTGGCTATCTGCTGCGGAGAGCGATTCGGAACTTGTCGAATCAGCTAAGGTCACTACATCGGCTGATGTTGCCTCGGTGACCGCAAACATGGTGCTGGGCGTTAAGGTCGATTATTTGAGTGATTGGCTGGATGGCGGCCGCCGTGTGGGGATGATGGCGCGCCCGACACCGCGCCTGCAGCCGTCAGCGCTGGAGCAGGTGCGTGTTCCTGCGACGCGTGGCTTCGAGAATGTGACTTGTGAGTCGATTGTTTCGTCGTGGTGCCAGGCTACTCTGTCTACCGTCTGGGTGGACGAGGAGGGGCGCTTGAATATGGCGGCACGTGATCGCCTGGCTGCCGGTTCCGTCGCTGTCACTGACCAGGTTTCGGAGCGTGTTTTTGGTGGGTCCTGGAAGACCGCACGCGATGGTGTGCGGTCTAGCGTCACGGTTAAAGGTAAAAATCCGACGGTGCAGGGAAACGGCAAGGACGCGGTGCTGACCGCGTGGGAACCTGACAACCTCACTGAAATTCCCGCAAATGAGGACCTGGAGATATTCGCACAGTGGCCCGATAATGTGGACGTGATCGGGCTAGATATGAATTTCCGCCCTGTCGTGCTGTCCAAGAGGGGCATCTTCGACTATAAGGACTTCAACGGCGGGTGGGGGTCATGGTGGGCTATCAGTTTTGAGAACCAAGAGGACCCGCCCGGGTACCGGTGGACAGGTAACGCAGCCAATCATGAGGATATCTCTGGCAGGCTGGAAAAGCTTGGGCAACGTACTGCGAAGCTGACGCTTCGTGTGCAGAAGAAGACCAGCGGAGGTCCTGAAAAGTACTACCTGTGCACCCCATCGCTGGGAGCAGATGAGCTACGCTTTGGCAACCGTGCACGCCCTGTCCCGATTCTCCGCTGCCGTACCTTGGTCACGTGGACGGATTACACGTTGACGCGTCTGATCCGCAAAGCACCTGCGGGTGCACCGCCTTTCACGTTGGATGTCGGTTGGTGGCTCCATGATGAGGATGCCCGCCGTATCATAGGTGCTCTCACAGAAGAGCTAGGTGTAGAGCGTATCACTCTTGATGGGCTTGATATGCTCTGGGACCCGCGTAAACAGGTTGGCGATACGGTTGCGCTGGAGGCTGGTAGGTGGGGTGTGGAAGCGCTTATCACCGGCTACCGCGAATCATGGTCCGGTAAGGTCCCTGCTTACAGCGTTGAGCTGCAGGTGAAGACGGTGACCTCTGGTGTGGCTGGTAAGACATACGGCGACATGGCGAAAGCATACGCCACTAACCGTGACATTAACCATGGCAAGACATATAGGCAGGTCTACGCGGCGCTGCCTGGAAAGGTGCAGTAAATGGCAGATTTGGGTGGCAAGACGCCGCACGCTGGCATCCCATATGCGGGGGAGGATTCCCCGGCGCGGGTGGCTGTTGACGCTGGTGCGGCGTTGATGGTGATTGATGCCAAGCTGGCGGAGCTGGACGGCAAGCTGAAGGCGCGTGATGAGGTGTACGTGGCTCATGACGGCAGCGGTTCTTGGTCTGTGCATAACGGCCTGGGTGAACCTGTCGATGTCCACGCTGGCGCTGATGGTGAGTGGGAAGTGATCAAGTGAGAGTTGATTTAGGAACGGTAGCGCTGCCGTTTGGGCGGGCGGCTGATTCTACCCCGGTGTGTGGTGTTGTCAGGTATATCTGGCAGGGTGGCGCTGAGCAGCGTGGGGGAGTTGTGCTTGTCCCCGGCGTGGTTGAGGTGCCGGTTGTTGATGGCGTGGTTGAACCTGTCAGGTTGTCGGCTGGTTTGTGGAAGCCTGTACTGATTATTGGTGGGCGTCGTCATTCTTTGCCGGTGATTGTGGTAGGTGTGGAGCCTACTCCTGAGCCGCCTACTCCTGAGCCGCCTACTCCTGAGCCGCCTACTCCTGAGCCGCCTACTCCTGAGCCGCCTACTCCTGAGCCGCCTACTCCT